AACACGGCGCAACAATACAGTAGTATCATTGTCCAGGTTAGCCACCACCCACTTCCGAACTTCTGGGAAGTTCTTTTCTTTAAGATTTTTAATAAGGTCATTTACAGCGATGTCTGAGAAAGCAGCAAGAATGCCAGAGTCAATTTTGCCCCCAACTGAGTATCTTTGACATTCGTTGAGTACTCGTCTCCAATCTGGGAAGTGTTTGTTGATGAGTTCAATGAGAACTTTTGGTTCATACTCGATACCTTCTGCTTGAAGGATGTCTTGAATGCGCTTATAAAAGTTAGCAGCAAGTTGCGCTTTCTCCTTGCCTTTGATTGAAAAGTCAACGACGGCACATCGGGAGTGGAGGGGTTCGAGAATTTTGTTCTTGTAGTTGCAGGTAAAGATGAAACGGCAATTGCCAGCAAATTCCTCAATAGACGCCCGTAGGAGGAGTTGTACGTCGTGGGTTGTGTTGTCTGCCTCATCAATAATAATGACCTTGTGCTTAGCAGTCGAGGTAAGTGAGACGGTCGAAGCGAAAGACTTCGCATGGTTTCGGACAGTATCGAGGAATCTACCCTCGTCGGATCCATTAATGACATAAGAATCTACACCAAGTTCATTACACAAAGCTTTGGCAACTGTAGTCTTACCGATACCAGCAGTGCCACAAAGAAGAAGGTTGGGGATCTCCCCAGCATCAACAAAAGACTGGAAAGTACTCTTCGTTTCTTTAGGAAGAATACAATCCTCAATAGTTTGTGGGCGGTACTTTTCCACCCACAGAAAATCATCCTTCATACTTAGAGTCGGGTTCAAGGGCAATCAAATATTCCAGGTCAAGTGTAGCATGTCTGAAGAGAGATGCGTTGTGCTTACTAACAGTGACAGAGTAATCACCAGGCAGAAGCTTAAGCGTTTCTACTTTAAAGTTGAAACAGAAGTCGGAAGTGGTCTCACCAACACTTACAGCATAGCTGTTAGAAGTGTCATTCTTTTTGTCTCTCACAACCAGATCGATAGTTGACCCATTACCGACTACGGAGAGATCTTCCACACCATAGATACCAGCTGCCTTTACGATGTTAGAAAGGTCAGATGCAGACACCAGGAAGGAAACTTCTTTACTTGGTAAATCTACTTTTTTATCTGGGGGTGTAGTGATGACAGAAGGATCAGCAAAGAAGTAACGAGTCTTGTTCCTGCTGTCCTTGATGGTCAGATAGTTCTCGTTGGAGAAATCAAACTCAGCATCATTAAACAGAGTGAGTCCAGAAAGAAACTCACTGAGATCATAGATAGCAAAGTCCCGAGGGAATGTTTCTTCTACTGCACAACGACCAAGGATGTTCTTTTGGATTGAAAGCGTAGAGATGTTGCTACCTTTCTTAAAGCAGATCGACTGATTGATAGTAGAGAAATTCTTCAGGATGTCGAGGGTGCTTTTAGAAAGTTTCATAGGTATCACGCTTTGCATTTTTATCGTTAAAGTGTAGCAGAAGAACTGCGTAGTGAAGGATCTTCAGAATATCCCTGCGGGCAGATCCCTTCCTGTCATATCGAGAAGCATACTTCAGGATGTTACTGCGACAGAATGGCTCACCATCACCGCAAGCTTCAATCAGATCAAGGGTCTGGATTTTATCATCACCAGCTGAATAGTGCTGCTGATAAGTTCCACGCACATACTCAAGGAGCTCACGAATAATTTTATCTTCTTCATACTTGTACTTTACAGCAGAATTAAAAGAACCGAGATCACCACCAGAGATAGTGAGAGTGCTACTGGGAGCATAATCAACAACGGGGTCACGATCATAGTTCAAAACAATTTTGTCTTCGTTCATAACATCATAAAGTAGGGACCAAGAATTAACCATAGCAAAAAAGGAAATCATTTACAAGAGATTCGGATTTTTCTTTACCGAATTTACTTGAGAGGTAACCTCCGACTGGATCCAGCTTTGTCATGTACCTGTCAAAGTCAGTATACACAGAGGTGTCTTCTCCAGTAGGACAACTACATTCTACCATATCCTTGTATGCAGTCAAGTACTGCTTAAACATCGGAAGATGATCGTTAACTTGGGACATGGTACACTTGGCGACATACACATTCTCAGAGAAGTGATTGCCAGGTTCAAAAAATCTGAATGAACCTTCTGCCTTTGGAAGACCAGGAACAGAGAACATATAGTTTTCTGTTGGGTGCTGGAAGTCAAAAACGATGATGACTTTCTTTTCAAAGAAACCCATCAGGTCCATTCCGAAACAAGGGAGATTTGATCCAGTCTTAGGGTAGAGAATATTGTTGTAGATACAAGCTTTCTCATCCCAAATCAAAACCTCCCTAGACTTAATAAAGTGGGGACTGGTGTAGATTTGAGCTCTTAGGTCTGTATCGTTTTCAGACCATCGAGCCCAACTACTTCCCCACTCCAGGTCAGGGAAAGTCTCAAAAAGGGCTTCCCTGTACTGCTTCCACAGATCGATCATCTCTATCTCCAAAGTTTACATCCACATCTACTTTATCATACAATTCAACAAAAGCTTGCTTAGTCTCGGAATCAAAACGATTGATGCAAGATTGAATAGCTTTTGCTTTGTCGTTGAAGATGCTGTAGGCACGAATGATGTGAACAAGACGGCGGGTGCTGATGATTTCATCGATACCACCGTCATAGAAAGTCTTACGGATAATGTCTGCCCAGTCAACAAGACGCTTGCAGAAGTCACGATCTGTAATACCGAGATCCAGAGAAACACCCTCAAGGATCTTCTGCTCAGTAGCAGGAGCAGGATACTCCTGCTCAAAAGTCACGGGGAAACGCTCAAGGAATGCTTCGTTAAGAACGTTAGTGCCGATGAACCGACC